TATATACATATATACACGCCACCGCGATTTTTTGCAGGGGGGGGTCAACGCGATTTTGACAAGAATTTTGGTGGTCTGCCTGATTTTTTCTTAGCTTTGGGAACATTTTGTTCTACTGGTTCCGAAGTAAAGTCAAAATGTTCAATTATATCAGCATCTTGCACGTCTTGACCTTTACCCTGCTCAGGTAAATGTACAGATTTAGCATCTAATATTCGGTTTGCCTCAGTTATTCTTGTGGCTACATCTTGTAAGGCTAATGCAAACTCAGACCCTGCACCAGTAACATTAACATCATAAGGTAAAAACTTACCTATTTTATTGAGTGTACCCGCTGCATCGCCCTCTAATTGTTCAGCAAGAAGCTTGTGCAATGGCTTATCTTTCCTTGCGTTAACGTCTAAAGCTCTTTCAAGCTCTAACCTCACTCGCTGCACTATCTGTTGACCGCCGCCTTTTCCGTTTGGTTTATTCGCCATAACGTTGTTTTTCCTTAATATTTTATAATTATTCTCTTTATTTATAGTTAAATGAATAAAATATTCAATTAGTATGTTGACTTTATATTCATCATCCCTATTATATTATTCATATCTGAATAAATTAGTGTGGAAGGATAATCAGATGAAAAACATATTTCAAAGCGTAATAGATGATATTCACGACAAGCTAGAGAGCGATAATTACGGAATAGATACATACGGCTGTGACTTGCACGACGAGCTATGCAACACAGACTATTTCATCATAGGCACATACCAAGCTAAAGAATTTCTTGGCGGTTACGTCTTTGACGCAATCGAAATGGTCAAAGATTATGAGCAGTCAAACTTTGGGGAAGTATCAACAGACTTAAGCGAACCAGAGCGAGTTGTTAATATGCTTGCGTATATTATCGGCGAGTATGTGCTTGCTGAGAGTGACCACCTTCAAGACAAATGGGATGATAAATTAACTGGTGATGATCTCACCAAGATAGCAGAAGATTTAGAGTGTCTCAGCGCATCTAAGCTTTATGAAAAGGCGGCATAATGGAACTAGTAAGAATACCTCAAAGGTTTTCCATAGATTGTCATGAGTGCGACTGTGAAACACCAGAACCAGTTAAAGTTACAAAGCAACATTTCTGGATACCCACAGAGCGCAATGAGCTTATGGATGAACTGATCAGTCGAGCAATTTATTATTGTGAAACAGATGGGTTTTCTGCTCATGTAATACCCTTGTGTATATCAGCAAGAGCAACCCTAAAGGCTCTGCACAAGGCTAATATTCTCAACAGTAATGAGGTTAAGAGATGCCAGTTTTTTCTGAACTCATAACCATAATCAAACAAACTGCGCTCACTGATTGGGTGGGCGCAATCTTAATCTTTGCAGCGTTCTTTGTTGCAATCTCAATTTTAACTTAAGGGTAAGAAAATGACTGAGATAGATATAGATACGATTGCCTACGTGGAAGAGGAAGGCAAATGGGCCGAGCCTATTGCGACATTTGCAGACGAAAGATTGTATGCTCTGTGTGTACCTATGATCGAGCAGTATATCGACAAATACTACAATAAGGATGGGCAACGTGATGACCAATACATACTCACAGAAAGTTGTGACTTAGGCATAACAATACCTGATGTTGAAGAGTTCGAAAATGATCCACTTTCGTAGACCCAAAGCGTTAGATGTAAGGCCATACACTGCACCAATCATTATGTTAGAACGTGCAGCGAGAGCCTTACCAAGTTCTATGGTTTGCAAGATCTTGTATAGCGTCTTAGCTGATAATGACCGCATCCTGGCTAGTGATCTGGATAAGTTAGCCAATCAGCTAGGGCGCATTGCTCATGAAAGATCAAGGCAATGAGTGAGCAAACTATTTTAAATCATTTAAAAGATGAAGGTATAATTTTGACTTTTGAAGCTTATCAAATGTATGGAATTAAACCCACCAAGTTAAAAACTTACATCACAAAGCTGAGAAAATCAGGACACAAAATAAAGAAAAATAGTGTGTATGTTTCATCAATTGAATTGATTGAATATGAGCTAGAGCAATGCAAGTAAGCATCAACAGACTGACTGACTTTGCTTTGGATCTTGAGCAAGAATTACCGCGTGTATCACGCGATATAATGAACGCGGCAACTGAGATTGAACGATTACGCTTTGAGGTTGCAGCGTTAAAAACTGAAGTAACTATTTTACAAAAAAAGAAGGAAAATGAACTTTGATTAATAAAGAAAAGCCAGATACAAAAATGTATGAAACGCTGAGTGCAGCGTGCGACATAACACTTGCGTTAGGACGTAGGCATCATACAAGTGACTTTGCTTTGAGTTATGTAGAATGGGATTTATCTGACAAAGGATACACAAAAGTATGTTTAAATATTGAAAAGTCAGAATTACAATTAATAATTAATGAAGCTCGTATTGCTAATGATGAACCCACAGACATGCAATATTTTGCTCTTAAAGGTATAAGTGAGTTACATAATTTAGATTTAGTAGACTGTATTGAAGATAATTAAAAAGCCCTTTCACCCTCTAGGCATACCGAACACATCACCAAGTGCATCTAAGCACAAACGTAAGGCCACTATTCCCCCCTTTGGATCGTGGCCTTTCTCTTTTGCCCATTCGTTAGCACTGGCACCCTCTACAACCACCCATTGCGCTACGTCTGACAGATCCTTACCAATTGTCCTGAGTGCAGCAAGATAATCCGTAAAGGCATCATGTCCTTGATCATCGTTCCCACGTGTCCCATCCACTATATTTGCATCATATGACGCTGTAAGCTTTTGCGCTCTCCCTGCCCGACGCCACAATGCATACAACTTCATTCCGGCCTCAAACTGGCGTCTGGTGATCTGTTCACGCGAGTAATATCTATCCAACGGAGTCTGGACCGTCACTCGCATGCGTTTAGGGCTTCCCAGACGCTTGTCTACGTTTTCGTAGGCAATACCTTCCGTATGCTGCAAACGCTCTCGTGTGCCGAAATCGCTAGGCGTGTGGATCGGTTTCTTGGTTTTCGACATGCTCTGTCCTTAAACTTAATGCTAATGCTAAATAATTGATCGCATCGTGGATATTGTCCTCGCGCCAATTCTTATCGTTTCTGCCTAATTTGAACTCCACCATGTCCATTGCTACATCACTCGGCGTAACTCTTTCACCACGCCGCACAGACGCTCTTATTGCTAACTGCTTAAACAATTCATCAGCGTGTCCATGTTCTCCACCACGCTCAATTAATAGTTCTTTGCATTTCTCCAAAACTTGTATTGCTGCATCACTCATTTTCTAATTCCCATTTTCTGCGTTTAATCATTTCTATTTGCCATCCCTTATATTTCGCCAAGTTAGGTGCGTTTAAAATCTTTCTGCGATTAGCAATTCCCTCCAACATTCCGAGACATTGAATTTCGTTCACCGTAGCTAAAAAATCCTTTTCTTTTAATTCAGCAAAATCAGACGATTTTCGGGTCAAGGTTTCGGGACAGGACATGACAGTATATAAATACTGTCCTGTTGTCCTGAGTTGTCCCAAAATAACCTCACCTTGTCCTAGCCGTGTCCTAGCCGTGTCCCCGAGCATGCTAAGTATATTGTTTTTATTGACTTTTTTCAGGACACCGTCTGGGACATCAGGACACAACCATTTTAGCTTCAAAACTCTCGTGTCCTGAGCGTGTCCTAGCCCAATTTCGAACGGATATTCACCCATCACCCAAACGCCTCCAAAATGACCCCTTTTTCGAGCTTTAGAACACCCTGATCTATCATCCTTTTTATGTGTCTATTTGCTGTTCGCTGAGAACATTCTAGCTCTAATGCAACCGCTTCTTTGAGGTCAGATCTGCTAACCTCGCCAAAGTCATTCATCCTATCGAATTGCTCTTTGACCACCTGTTCTGCGTAGTCTGGTGACTTTTTATCCAATGGCTTATCTGGCGTCATTTCAAGCACGAGTGAGCTAGTGTTCTGCCCATCAGCGTCCACGAGATCCATAGACAACTTCATGAACGCCAATGGTTCGCTTTTCTCTTCATCTTTCATCTTGGTGGGCGTGAGTAATATCTTGAAATCACCCCATTGTTCGACGCGATATTCCGAGTCTAGAGAGCCGTGCAGCGCATACCCACCACGTCCTCTATCTTTATTCTGGTGGCCTATGTGGTGAACAATCATCACAGTGCATTTGTAGCGGTCTTTCAGCCTGTCACACACTTGCACATACGCCATCATGTTTTGGTTATTTTCCTCTCCATCCAGTGTTCTACTGAGTGTGTCGAGTACAATGAGGTTGAGC